CTACGAGTTTATCAATATCGTCTTCTTTAATATTATATTTACGCATGATACGCTCAATAACAATTCTAACATCAGCAATTTCTTCCATAAGACTTTTAAGATGCTCATTATTATGACATCTATTAATCTTAGAAACAGCTTTAATAAGTTCAGATAATTCTTCAACAACTACTGTATCATGAGGATCAATTGCACAAGCTTTATTAAACATAGCAATTCTCTCATTCCATAATACAGCACCTTTAGGAGAATCTATAACAGCATTTACACTTTCAGGTGTCATATATTTTCCCACTCAGCTAGAGTATCATCACTCTTAGTTTCCCAATCATTAGCAAAAATCTCATCACCAGTAGGTGTATAATAAGTAATATCACCATTATCAAACTTACAAATTTGATTTTGATAGCTGAGACTAGTGATACCAACTTCTGTAATCTCACGTTTAACAACTTCCGGAAGACTTTGCATTTTAGGAATAGTTTCTTCATTTATATCAGCAGGAACTTGTGCAAATATAAACACATCATTATCCCAATTAGCACGTCTAGCAATATAAGAACGAGTCTTAACACGTTCAATAGCTTTTCCAAAATTCATAATAACAATTTTAAATTAAACAAAAATAGCCGCTAGTCAATTAAGACCAGCGGCTTCAATAGCATGCTTCACAACATAGGCTATAATTGAATAAGAAATCAACCCATATTATCTTTTAAATACGTATTTCAACCAACTACCCCACTTACGATTAATAAGACTACCTTTAACATTCAAAGGTTTAAACTCAAGATACTTAATATTATCAATATTTTTGATAACATCATTAATGTCATAGTAAGTACAAATAGAAATACTATCTTGCATAATAGTATAAGTTTTACCGTTTTTGTAATGTACAATAACATTATAAGAATCTATATTAGTTTCATTTGCTCTAGCTTCACGCTCAAAACAAAGTTCACGATAAGCCTTACCTTCAGTGAAGAGTTTAAAGAACCATTCAATGACGTACCATATATAGAAGAATATACCTAAGAGGTCATTCTGTTGTTTAGTATGAGAACGTTCATGTTGAATGAGTTTAAAATATCGACTAGGATACCTAATCATTAATGTAAGCCTAGATTTATCTTTATCTTTAAGATAAAGTCTAGCAAACATATTAATAGCAACAAACTTACCAAAAGGAAAGTGTTTAGTGACAACAACTTTCATATCTCAATCATCTGAAAAGTTATAATTTATAATAGCTTCCCAATCATCTTTAGGCATACAACCTTTATAATCAGGAACTCTAGCTTCCATAAACTCATCAAGCTTCATAGAAATAACGGTACAAATACCAAGATCCATGAGACGTCTACGTTGATTCATACAACAAAACAAATTAGCTTGATCAAGTGGAATACCAATGCTAACAAGTGCCGCTACGAAATATCTACGAAACATTTCCTTAGTAACACTACTAACAGCATCCATAGCTAAGCCTTTTTATAAATATGACTTTCTGCAATAGCTTTAAGACGATTAGAAAGTTGTTCCATATTAACCTCAATCGTCTTAGCGGCTGAATGATAAGTTGTAATAGTTAATGCTCCAATAAACTCAGGGAACATTAAAATATTAAACTTAGCTTTATAAGTATTACCAGCTTCATTCTGAGCAATCCACGCTTTAGGATTAGCATAGAAACTAAACGTATCAGTTGTTCTAACTTTAGAATTTAGATACAAAGGGTTGAGTTTAGGGAAGAATGAAAGAATATTATTATCCGTAGGAGCTTCTGTAGCTGGAATAACACTATTTTTAATCCAAGCTTTAAAATCTTCAACAGTATCGAATATAAGTCTTGCAGAACATTTAGCAATAGCTAAAGAACTACCTCTAGGAACTTTATAATCTATAAGTTTCACAGCCTCCTTAAATAGATTATAAGTATATCTGTTAAACATCTTAATAGCATGATCACGAGACTCAACTTCAGCACTCATGTTACTATCAACACAAATATGAAATTGAGGTTCATAAGCACTATCATAATTTTCATTGTCGATCAAATAACCGATATTCCAAATCTTATAATAGCGAGCTTTTTCATTGTTACCATCAAAGAACTCAATTGGAATATTATGAGCATAAATATAATACTGAATTTTCAAAAGAGTTTGATAGAATACAAATTGATTACCGCTAGTAACAGGAATAAACTCTCCAGTAGCATCAAGAATGAAATTAATATTGGTATTAAGCCAATCAACTTCATCCTTAGATAAATCAGCAACAGTTCGAGGTTCTGTAACTATATACGGTTTATCAGGAGCATCTGTTCTAACAACAGACGGAATTGAAACACCATTTATTACAATAGGTTTATATTTCTCAGTTGTAATAGCAAGTGCAGATAATTCTTCTTCAGCTTTAGAATGAGAATCATCAACAGGAATGTTTTGTTTAATTTCCTCTTCTTCTTTAAAAGGATTTGTGTCTTCCATTATATGTAATTAATCGTTAGATTCATAATCACGAACTCCGTAAGCATTAGCATTAAACGGAATCTTCTTATCTGTACGTTCATAAAACTTAATAGCAAGCATTTTACCGATAAATTCATTCTTATGACTAAGAATATAATCACTTGTCATAGTATTATCAGTATTGCCATTATAAATAGCTGTAGGCTTAACTTCAAATGTTTCAGCATTTAAATCATTCTGACATTTGAACTTAGCATAATTATAAACTACCTCATGACCATCAACAATTTTAGTTATACGATCAACGAGAATATCTAAACACAAACATTCAGTCTCTTCACACTTCTTAGCTTTCATCATAGTTTGTGGACGAGAACCGAACTTATATTCTGCAATCTTAGAGCGAACGACACAGCCCTCATAACCGGCTGCAATACAACGATTTCTATAGGCTTCAACATCAGAATCGCCTTTAATATTAATAGAACATAACGAAACTATTTTAGCACTTTTAGTAGCATCATGTTCTTCAGGTTTAAACTGAATATAAATAGCATCTGAATTTGAAGATGTAGCATTTAACCAAGCTTTATTCAAAATATCTCTACGAAGATGATAACGATCTCTATTAGAAACATCAGGAATACTAAGATCAAAATTCACAAATTGAAGATATTTATGAAGAGGATTCTTAGGATTACGTGCAGCACCACCAATAGTAGTATTCTTTTGACCTTTAATATAAAGTTCACCATCAAAAGTAATATTTCTATAATCGGGAGTACAATAAATGTAAGTCATAAAAGCATCTTCAATATGTTTTACATTATAACGAAGACCTTCTTTACTTCTAATAACAACTTCTTTAGTTTTACCAAATAATCCATTATCAACTTCATCTAACTTAATAGTACAACGAACACCATTAATCTTAGGATCAGCAAAAGCACCATTAGAATAATCAAAAATGCCAGTTTTCCACTTTTGACACTTCATAGGTTTATCAACATTGTTTGCATCAGTAGCAAATTTAGGAATGACGTTATCTAGTAGATCATGAAGTTGATTAGCACTCTCATACATATCACTAGTAACACCATACATCTCTGCCGTCTTGTATCCTCGGTCGATTTTACGCTTGATTTGACTCTTATAAGAGGTCTTTGTTGAAGCTGATACAATTACCTGTCCGACGTCTGAAAGTCGCTCAAACAAGCCGTATGACACCCTCTCGTGGCTTCCATCAGTCTCGATTCTCCAAAACACGATACGCCCCAGTGCATCACGTTTATAAAGAGTAGTAACGTTATCATCCCCATATACGGTTGCCATCTTCATCAACATTATGAGATAAAACAATACAATGCGTAGGATTATTATATGCAATTAACATACAATTCCAAGAATCACGAATAGTCTTATGAGGAGCATAAGCGATAGTTTTAAAGTTCTTATGACAAAAACATTGATAACTACCAGTTAATGCTTGTTTATTGTGAAGTTTACCTTGAACAACTTCAAAGAGAGTTTCAACAATCTTAAAGTCCTCATCAGACTTAATCTTAGTTTCGCCCATAAATGCACCTTCTTTAAAAGGATTAAAACCCCAAGTATGAACGAATTGATTTAGTTTAATTTGAGCATTTTGATAAGACATCTTACTCATAGCTTCACGAAGCTGTTTAACAGCATCAATAACAATATTATAATCAGTCTTATTCATAGGATATAAGAAGTACCTAGTACCATCACCTAAAGCTCTAAGAGGAACACCCTCACATAATAGCCGTTGCGCATCAAGGCACAACTCCTCCTTTTTTACCATTTACAATCTCATTTAAATACATATTAGCAAACTTTTTCTTAACGAAGTTGTAATCTGTAATACGAACTAAATCTGTAGGATCTTTAGCACTATAACCTTTAGTCATGAACAAAGCAATAAAACCATAATTCTTTTCATATTCGATAGCGGAAGTAAGACCAGTATTATCAGTGTCAAGCATAACATAAACTTGAATCCTAGTAGTTTTTCGTAAAACATCAATAATATCATCAGGAAGTTTAGCAGTTTCACTTGCAATCACATAAACTCCAACATCATTAATTCTCAACTCTCTCAGTATTCGTAACATTAATAATTTATCCTTTTGAGACTTAACAATCAACTTATAATTAGTATCAGTTAAAGTTTCAAGATTTTCAAGAGGACACTTATTATTAGTAATGAAACGATTAGCAGTATGCTTATTTCTAAATGGAAAATAGAGTTTAATACAACCATCATTAACTTGATATTCATAACAAGGGTCATGACGAGTATAATAATAAGGATTACTAATACCATCAATCTTAAAAGATTCAACAGCTTTCACGTATTTATCTACGAGATCATTAGTAACACCAAATTGATTATAATACCTATAATCATAAAAAGTCATTTTACGATTTACAGTTGTAATAACATGAAATTCATTATTGATAATCTTATTCTGAGCTTGATATACACGATTAACATAAGGTGAATCATTAAGAACATCAGAAGCATATTCGATGATATTAGAACATATTTCAACGAAGTCTTTATTGTTAGTACAATTCTTTTTAAGAACTAGACCAACAATTTCAAATACATCACCACGATAACGATAATCAGCAAAATCACGAAATATCAGCTTATTACCATACCATTTAAAACTAACTGAAGGATTAGGATCATAACGAAGAGGATTAGAGATTTTATAATTGCGTAAACAAATACAATTATTTATCTCTGTTTCAGGAACATTAAGAAAGACAGAATAAATATGTACTTGATCAAGTGTATTCAAAATATAATCTTTATCACTTGTACTCCACATATTTACATCTTTTGTAGCATTTGCAATCCCCAGTAGGGAACAAGGTGAGGTCACGTGCGGAGCGTTAGCAACACTATGCACAAAACCAATAGACACAAAAAAAAGAGGATAGATTGCTCTACCCTCTTCAAAAGTCTAAGTTACATCTTAATATTTACCCGGAGTACCACCGTTACCAGCATAACGATTCTTTAAAGCATTAATTGCATCAGCATTAACGCCTTGACCGGAACCGTAATTCATAGCAACGCCAGCTTCAGCGGCTGCACCAGCAGGTTTCTCGTCTTTATCAACATCTTTAGAGAGTTCAACAGTCTCACCCGGAAGAATCTCAATTGAAGGTTTTTTGCCGTTAATAACACGTTCAACATAACCCTGACCAACAAAGCCCGGAGTACAAAGATACTTACGATCACCATAATGAGCAAGAAGCTTCATCCAAACAACAATAGGTTCACCTTTTTCATCTAAGAATACAGGTTTACCATCTTTGCCAACATTGAATGCTTTAACAAAGAACTCACAAAATGCTTTCCATTGAGCGATACGACCATTAATATCAGTGTTCATATCAATAGGCTGAGGAAAGCCGGGTTCAACGAAGTTAGGACAACCGATATAAGCATCGAGACGGTGACGACAATTCCGGTATGCTTCCGTAATCAAAGAGGTAAATGTTTTAACATCTACAGCAGTTCCGTCAGTTTTACGAGTAGTGACGATACGGAAAGAATCAGTATAAAACCGATCAACTTCATCACCAGGAACAGGTTCTTCTTTATAACGGAAAACAATAGTTGGTACAGGAATACCGGCATACTCATAGGTGGATGCAACACCGTTCTCATCTACTTTAGGAGTTTCGGTTTCTTTAATCTCAACAGATACGAGATGCGCCTGACACAAATTATTGAACTCTTCACGAGGTTTAAACTTCTTGTCTTGGGTAACTACAACTTCACCAAAATTAATAACTCCGACAGCAACTTGACTTTTATTAACTTCACTCATTTTATAAGTAATTTAAAGAGTAAAAAAAGAGGAACCTTAATAGTCCCTCTTTCTGTAAGATAGATTTGCTTAGCTAAGCAATGTGTTGTCACGGATATAGATTAAATATCATCCCCGTCACCAGCGGTTTCTTGAGAAGCAGCGGTTTCATACTGCGTTTCAGCAGCAGTTTCAGCATTTGCGGTATCGGCTACAGTTTCCGGTGCATTAGCTTTTTTATCTTCTGCATCGTCAGCAGCAGTTTCAGCTTCAACAGACGGATCGTAAGGACGGTCGATAATCTGTGCGTTCACGCAAGCCCAGATACGTAACATAGAACCGTCAGAGTTCGGATAGTCAATACCGGTATCAACCAATTCGTAGTGAACCTCGCGGTTAGCGGTGTACTTCGTGTAAGGTTTACCCTCAGAATCTTTCTTATCAATTCCGTAAGCATAGCCAAGTTCAGCCAGCTTATCAGCGGTGATAGCTTGTGCATCCGGTGTGTTCTGCAAGAATTGAGAATAACAAGCTGAGTAAGAGCAGAACAATTTACGACCAACACCTTTAGCTTTGCCGACAGCAGCAAGAGTCATCATGTCGTCAGTTTTCACTTTAGAAACCATGATGAAGAACTTCTTGTTCACATCGTTCTCACATTGATCAGCAGTCAAGACCATAGCTTTCATATAGTCGCCTGTTTCAATATTAAGCATCTTAGATGCAAGACCGTTAATACACATCTTGTTAATGGAGATGTTCACCACCAACTCCGGACGAATTTCATCACTCACTTTAGCAGCTTTAGCTACAGTTTCAAAACGACCTTCATTGATACCAGCTTTCAAGAAATCAAAATTAAATTTTTCCATGACTTTAACTTTATTAATAGTTTATGTAAGATAGATGTTTGCAATATCACTACCACAAACGGTATTTATTCTTTAATAATTTGCGTTATCATCTGCTTCTACATATTGAACATCAACGTAATCATCATTAATAGATTTAACGTTTTTAAGTTCAACATCACAATACATTCCGTTAAGAATATCATTAGCGCAGATACGAGCAGCGATCATAATCGCCATTTTTCTCATAAGAGAACGAGTATGTTTATCCCAATTATCTTTGCCTTTAACATCAGCACCAGTAATTGAGTTCTTACCCGATTTAAGACCAGCGTCAATAGCTTCTTGAAGAGTGTAAGAAATTGTAGTTCTTTTACCTTTACGAACAAGAGTAACCGTTGTACGATAAGTCTTAACAATACGAGTAACAGGAATCATACCTTGTTCCGCCATCATTTTACGAACATAATCATCATTATATTCATCAATATCAATATGACGTTCAGGTTTAAATTCAATAATAGGTTTACTTAGCTGAACATTAAAATATTCATATACGGGAACAAAGTCTTCATCAATCTCAATATCAATATGATGTTTATTGAGACAGCCCTCAACAACATTAATTCCCGTATAAACTTGTCTAGTACCACCACTTTCAAAACAGAATATATTCTTTAAAGAAGCAGTAACAGAAAGACCAAGAGTTTTACCAAGTTCAACCTTTTGAATAGCGTCGAGATTAAGATTACGACCATAAGCTAGAGAAGTCATAGGAGAAAGACCTAATTCCTGTCCAGTTAATAAACAAGTAACCATATTATCAATGTTAATAACTTCAGTGACAGTTCCATCTTTAGTTACATTTTCTTTAAATCTCGCACCAAGATCGGTATTTATAAGACTTTCAGCAAAAGTTCTATATTCACCAAGAACAGCGAGATTACGAGTAATTACATCTTTATTTGCTTGTGCAACAGCTCCACTATTAGCTTTTACAACTTCACCTTTATTAGTAGCAGCATTAGCACCGTCTTTCGTAGCATCATTTGTAATAACCTCTTCACTCATTTTGTCGTTTTCTTTGTCTTTATTTCCCATTGGTAAAAGTAGATAATATTTTTGACGTGTGCAACAATAGTAAGCACTAAATCATCAAAAATTAAAATTTAACATCTTTAATGCCGTTAGTCCAGACAATATCAGTAGTAAATTTACTCTGCGCATCAATGAGCTTTTCTTTCTCTTTTGACGTGCGGTAATCGTCCGAATTGAGTGCGAAATCTTGCATATAAAGCCATATTATAATAGTAGGCTTATTTATGTATGGTTGTTCCTCTTTCTTGTCGGAAATGGTCTTAAATGGGTTGCAATATGGAGAGGTACATATAATTGTAGTAAGACCCTCAACATCAAAAACCACATTAGCAACTTCATCAGTAGCAATAACAGAAACATCACCATGTTCAAGATGCTTTAAACATTCTTTTCGGATACCAATATCACCAAATACTTTAGGTTCACCTTTCTTGGCACCAGTAGTATAAGTATAAGGCTGACCATTAAAATCATAACAAATTCTAGAAGTCATACCTTTATACCAACACATACAGTAATCTAAAGTCTCAACAAAATTAGTAATAGAACGAGTCTTACTTAGAACAAGTCCTTTACCTTTAATATTCTTAATAGCAGTAGCAATAGCTTCTCTCTTATTAAGATTATTATTATATAACTCTAAACGTTTCTCAATAGCATCACTAAATGCTTTAGTACGAGTGAGTATATTATCGGGATTCCAATACATTTCTACTTGCTTATTATAGTCATTAGAAAGATCAAGATTAGCTTTCCAACCCATAACTTCAGCAACCATGTTACGTACTGTTTCACTATGTATATGCTCTACTTTATCAGTAAGATTATTTACATAATTAACACCCATATGACAGGCTTTAATAAGAGCCATATCATCTTCTACCATATCCATACGTAGATGAGTAAACTTCCTAAACTCATAATTCACCATCTTAGCTTTACCTTTAAATATAGAAAGCATAGAAGAGATTTGTTCAGTAAGCTGTTTATATAGCTCTTTTTCTTCACTTGTAAACTCGATACCAACATTATATATAACATAAAGAGAAATCCAACCTTCTTCCAAAGCCATACCTTTAGTTATAGTATCAACAACCGGAATACCACAAGCAGTAAACGCTTTTAGCATATTAACCGGAATCTTTTTCGTAGTAACAAATAAAAACCTATCAGCAGCTACTTTTTTCAACTTCTTGAAATAAGTATCATCTTTATGATAAGCTTCATTTGTACAATCAAGCATCACAAACGTATCAGCATATAGCATATCTTTACCTTTACAAGTTTTAGTGATACGATCAATAAAATCTTTAAGTAAATCTATAACTACATCTGTATGAACAATACGTTTACGAAGAGAATCTTTCGTTTTAATATCAGGAACTACAATGTGAACATAAGGATCAGCTTCAACTTGATTAGCTACATGCTGAATAACCTCACTAATTACAAGAGGAATATCAATACGTTCAGTATATTGAAATAGACCTTTATAACCAGCTTGTTTCCATTTAAGAATACCCTGATAAATACGCTTATATTTTTCAGAAATATCGTAATCTTTCATCTATCTTAATTAACATCTGTAAGTTTAATATTATCAAGAACAGCTCTAGCGCATTGTTCTATTTCATTACGATTATATACATCATCAACATAATCAGTTAATAATTCATATAACCTAAAGCCAGCATCACCCATGATACGACAAAGATCAAAAATAATATGTTTAAGCATCTTATCATGGTCGTAATCTTTAAAGTTCTTACTATTAAAAGGATATTGAATAAAGAAATCTTCAAAGGCAGCATCTAAATACACAACAATAACAGCTTTAACAGCTGAGAATTTATTGGTATAAAAATCTTTATAAATAACAGCTCTATCTCTCTTCATATCTTACCAACCAAATAAGTTATTACTATTATTGTTAATACCACGACGTTCACCTTTACCTGTTTTACCATTACCATAAAGAATCTTATAGGCTTCATTAATATAGAAACCATAATTAAGATTATAATCTTCTTTATATTCGTAATCATTAAACAAAGCAACTCTCTGACCAGCAACAAGCGACTTCTCTTCTTCAACAACAATTCCACTAATATCATCACCATACGCTATATTATCAGAATCAGGAACAATAGCTTTTGTTATAGCACCTCCACCACTTTTACAAATATAAAAACGATTATGCTTTTGACACTTAATATAAACAGGTTTACCATCTCTAACTGTCTTATAAATTGTAGTATATTTACCAGCAACTTTCTGACTAAAACAGTAATCATAAATAGCAGTACGAGAAGTATTGATATAATTTCTAATAAATTCAGTAATATCAACACCATAAAGGAAATATTCTTTAAGAGCTTTCTTAACAACAGGATAAACAAAACCTTTATTGTATTCAGGGTCTTGAAGAAAATAACCTTTAAACTTAATAAATTTATCTTCAATAGCTTGACGTGTAGTATAAGTATTGCCTTTAGAATCAATCCAGACACCACAACGATTATACTCTTGTAAAGCGTCATAGAAACCATATCCAACAGCAATATAATCATTAACAGCACTTCTACAATACTTCTCAAACTTTTCAGTTTCAAGATCTAATTTACTATAAACACTCCATTCATTACAGATATGTTTAAACACACCTTGACGATTAAGAGGTAATCTAACAAGTAGACCATCTGTATTTGCAGATAACACATCAAAGTTATTCAACTCAAATGCTTCTATCAAACCACATAGTAATAATTGCAGATTAATCGTTACAGTATAAGTACATTCGGGATCATATAGATAATCCATAGCATCATTAAGAGCACCATAAATTCTATTGATTACAATCTTAAGAGCATCAGCTTCTAACTTTCTTCCAGTATGTTTAGCTTCAACACGAGTTTCACGTAACCATTTAACAATGCCAACAAAGACTTCTTTAGATAAATGATGAGGTGCAACACCATATTCGACGATGAAACTAGGGTACATTGATGTGCATGAGCATAGTACCTATAGCTCGACTGACTATATCTTAACTAACTTCATGATATTCACCTGTAGGAGTATCTAAAGGAACATATTTCCACTTATAACCATAAGCTGATTTCTTATTACCATTACAAGCAGAAAGAAGTGTACTACGTTTGACTTGAGGATTAATCTTTTGAAGAGCATGAAAATTCTCATAAACAAAAAGAATTTTACCAGTATCATAATCACATCTAGCAATTTTTTGAGTTTGCTTAAGAGATGCCATTCTAGCTCTATATTCTTCTGTTTTATGAGAGCTTTTATCAACATTAGATATAGCTTCCCTCAATTCATCAGTCATATAATAACCAGTAATTTTATCATTATATATATTATCAATACCAAGTTTAATTTGATAATTGGTTTCAACCTCAGATAAATTATATTTATCATCAACATATATAACAATACTACAAATAAAATCTTCAAAACCATATTTATTAAAAGCAGCTTGAAGTCTTTTATTTGTATGTTTATTCAATCTAAGTTCAGAAAAATGTTTTTGAACTCTTTCTTGACAATTACTAGAACTACCGATATAAGCTTTGTTTTCAGACTTACATCTAATCTGATAAACACCCATACCAGCAAGATGACTAAAAGTACCATAAGTAACATTGTCAGTTTCTCTAATAAAATCTTTCATATCTATATCATTTTTAAAATTAATAATATAAAGATACAAAGAAATCCTGAAACTTCTATGTACTCTGTATCCATAAAGTTAATTCTTCCCGTTTCCCCACTACTAAATGTAGGAGTACTCGCTTTCGCGATAGTCGATGAACACACATCTGTAATCAGATGCTTCGTTGCGGATTCAAAAACACTAATACCTTTTTACTATACCTAGAGCATTACCTTTCGCCACATCTATATCACTACGATGTTTAGTAGTATTAGTTATAAATTATCCCCGCAGTTAGAGAAGTTAGGACGCCACATCACCTACGTCCGGGTCAGCAAGAATTTCACCAGATTCAGCCCAAATGACACGAGGATCATCTTTACTATGAAGACCACCTTTTGCCATTGTATAACCCTTATCATGAGAAAGAAATTCTAAAGATTGAAAACTCTTCCTCCACGTAGTAACAACGATTCCATTAGCAATAGATTCACGTTTAAGTTCACTTTGCTTAGGACTGCCAAGACCAATATAAATACTATATCTCTGAATAGATTCAAGAATCTTTCTATAAAAAGGAGTCTTAAATTGAATACTATCTTTGACAACTTTACCAATAGGCACAGCACTACGTTCAGTTCGAAGATCAACAAACTCATAAGAAGGCATACCTGACCATTCAGAATAGAACTTAGTCATAAGATTTTTACCAATAGAACTACGTGACATATTACGTAGATCAATAGCATACATCTCACTTAGCTTAGCACGAAGATCTAATTCTTTCTGTTGATTTTTAACAAGAGCATCAGTACCTAGAACATCATTAATATTATAATCTGTTACAAGTGCTATCTCATCACGTTTGATACGATAACTCCAATGAATAGGTAAATCTTGAATACGATACCATTTCAGAACTATCATAACAGCTTTAAGAGCAACAAATGTAGCATCAAGATATAAAATCTTTTGAATATCAAAATCGGTAAAAGGACGGAAATATCTACGACCTTTATAAAAATCAAGAAGTCTACGATATGTTTTACCACCCATATCC